TTGTTGATGTTGCAGTTCCGCTATATCTAATGTCCACATAATCAAGTCCATTTTGCGTACCTACGGATGCAACTTGCAATGTTAAACCAGCCGTTGATTGATTTAGCCAGTTAGTCGGCAAGGTACTCGGACTTGTACTTGCACCTTGCATTGTAGAATTACGGATACTATTCGTTCTCTGTGGTTCTAACAATAATGCGGGGCAACTTCCGTACATATAGGATAAACGTGGGAAGTTAGCCGCAACACTACCGATATTACCATTAGATTGCGTTCTGTTTGCTACGCTATTTCTTGACCACGTTAAATCGCCATTCCCATTGGATGGCAATTCAGCATAGGCAACACCTGCCTTATATCCGCTTGGTATTAATAATAACGATGCAGATTGTAATAATGATGATGCAGCGGCAACACAATCAAGTGCCTCAATCGTTCCACCATCGGCAATTACACGGGATGAATAAGACCCTGCAAATCCACCCGCAAAGCGTCTACGATTAACGCCAACGCCTAATCCAATCATATATTATACATTACTACGCTACCACTTGTCAAAGTGATAGAGCGAATTATCTTCTCTTCAGGAACGACAATAAATGCACCTTGTCTTAATGTAACACCACTTAATCCTAATGATGTCAATAAAGATGCGTTTGCTTCGTCTAATATTGCAGATACTACGCAATCAGCGTTTACAATAAATCCACGCCAATTTCCTGTGACTGCTGAAGTGCCTGATACAACACGGCTACCTGTGAACCCTGCCATAAATTCGGTTGAACTACTCATATATTTTTTCTATTAAATTCGGTTGATATTCTGTTATTGAACTTGTTGTTAAAGTAACTTTTAATAATCCCTCTTCTACTAATTCATTGGATAAAGCAGGATTTAAATTACTATTGGAAGTTTGAGCATATACTTGGTATTCATACTCACCTGCATCTAATGTAAACGTAGTCCCCTCTATAACTTGAAATTGGTTGTATCTCTCCTTGTGCGTAGATACATCAGCCAATATCTTATATGTTGAAGTATTTGTTGTCCTATTTTTCAGCCAAAATAAAAAGTACGGATTTGTTATCGTAACTTTTTCGGTTAGCGTTAAATACCAATACTTTGTTTGTCCTTTCTGTAGTAGCAACATCAATATTAAATAGTAAACAAAAAAAATGTAATAAAAAAAGGGAGAACCGAAGTCCTCCCCTTTCAACTATGAAAACCTATAATCAGATGCCTAATGTGGTCAATACACCGCTCTGTACTTTGTAAGGGGCTTCAGATTCGATTGCAGATAGAGTTACCTCGTAACCTGTAGAATCTCCCATTGCAGTACCTGTATTAGCAACCATAGAAGTTACGTCACATCCGTACTCGTAACCTACTAAGAAAGCGTCATCGTTATTAGTCTTTACAATCGCATAGCAGCGACCTTGTGCCAATAATTTCATTTCGTTTCTTTTAGCAGTTGACAATCTACGCAATTTGAACGCAACATCCGCTTGGTTGAATACTGTTCCATTTTCTACACTTACGTTAGTAGTGGTAGTCATAGAACCTGTACCCTTTGGAAGTTCGTAATCGAATACGTCACCCGAAGCAAAAGTGGTGGCAGTTACCTCACCACTGGCAACAGTAAATTTAGAAGCACTCCAATTCATTAAGTGGATGCTCTTAATACCTCCGACTGAATCTTTGCAGTCTAAGGTAAATCCTTGTGTGAGTAAACAAGCCATTTAGTTAATTGATTAAAGGGTGAAATAAACGATTTCAGCAGGGTAAGCAACCTGTACACCATATTTGAAAGATGCACGGAATCTTACCTCGTCATTGTCCTCAGAGTACCAAAACTTGTACTGCTCCTCTTCGTTTGCTAAGTCAGTTCCTACGAAGAAGTTGCTCAAAGAACCTGCTACAATCTTGTTAGTGCCATTCAAACCACCAACTGCGATTATACGCATATTAGTTCCTGGATAAACCATTTCCATATTTACCGCAGCCTCAGGAGTGTAGTGGAACAAGTTAGCGTTTTTCAAGTTAACTAACATCAACTTAAATACGTCAACACCTACGAAACAAACTAAGTCAGTCTTAGTTGCAACACGAGCAGGTAATACTCCGTAGATTTGGTCTAAGATATCATCTACGTTAGAAACAGTGATAGAGGTAAAAGTAGTAGGAGCAGAGTTTCCTAATGTAGGAGAAGCACCGCTAATAACTTTTACGAATCCATCGAAACGATTGATGTTAGGGTCACCACTTGCAGTGTCACCTTGCCACATAGCGATTTCGATTTGCTCAGAAATAACGGCAGCCTTTTCAGCACCAAACTGCTCTTCAAAAGGCAATGCAGTTGCAGAACCTGGAGCGATTTGAGTTTGCATCCATTTTGCTTCCAAAGATTTAGGGCAAAGAGTTTCTTCAACCTTAACCGCACCTACAGTGATAGCACGTTGAGTTAAAGTAGTTGTTCCACTTGGGTTGTAACCACAACCATCGGCTTGGAAGAACACGGTAGAACCTACCAATGCCAACTTAGAAGATGATTTGATACCGGGTTGAACTTGTCCAGCGGATTGTAAAACGGCAGCAGTTTTGCTACCAAATAGAGCTTTAACCAAAAGTTCGCTCTGTTGTTCGTTGGTGTAGTTAACTAAACCATTTACGTTAAATGCCATAGTGTTTATTTATTAATTGATTTTGCAAATTTTAAAAGGTTCTCAAATTGTGCCTCTTTCTTGGAAGCAACCTTTGGAGTTTCGATAGGGGCAGCGGCTGGGCTTTCAGCAAGGGCTTCTACCAAAGAAATAGTTTTAGAAAATGCTTCTTTAAGTTTTACATTTTCTTCTTTGATAGCATTAAATTGTGCTACTATTGAAGCAAGTTCAGAAATTTTGTTTTCAGATTCTTCTTGTTTAATTCTCCAACCATACATATCATCAAACATGAATTTAACAACCAAAGCGAGTTGATTTAAATCTGCAAATTTTTGCATATCTGACATCAATTCTTTTGCTTTAGTAACGTCCATTTCAACTTCCTCTTCAACTTCGGGTTCTACGATTTCAGTTACCAAACCTTCAATAGTAGATACCAACATTCCGCCCTCTACTTCGTGAGTGCCATCTGGAGCAGGAATATCACCTTCGGCAGTTTCTACTAAAATAGCAGTACCTACGGCTAATTCACCTTCCCATTTAATTACAGTTCCATCGGTCAAAGTTGCTGACGCAAATTCTTTTGCAGGTTCTTCGCTTGAAAATCCAAGCAATGACCTAATTTCGGTTAAAACTTCTTTAGAGTTCATTTGTGTAAAATATTAAAGTGTAAAAATTGTTATAGTTTTAGTTGCCATTCCATTGACTAACAACACGTTTTATTTTGTTGTACAACTCGGTTTCTTCGTCTACAAAGTCAAACATCCCCTCAACTGAAAATCCTTTAAACTCTCCGTCTTTTACTTTTGCCCATACTTCGTCATTGTCCACTAAGTAAGACACAAACCAAGAACCATCGGCAATCTTTTCAAAGCCTTTTGGTGGGTTAACGCCTCTCTCTCGGTCTATTAGGTAAGATTCCAACAAGTGAACGCCTTTAACTTCGCTTTCGTGGTGTTGGTTAACGCTTGAATACTTGCCGTTTCTTGCCCATTTCTTAGCAAGTTTGAAGATTGCCTCTCTATCGAACATCACATAATACTCACCGCGAACAGAATCCCTCCGATAAATTGGTAAATCAGCAACCATAGCAACGCCCGATACAATCCTTTTTTCTTCATTGGTAATAGAGAATTTGTTAAAGTTCAATTTAGATTCAGCCCATCTCAACATTTCTTCACCACCCCATAGAAGATAGGATATTGTACCACAAGCGGAATCGTCTGATGGGTTGTAGTACTCTTTCGCACGTGATAGATAGGAATATACACGCTTCACGGTTTCGTCCGATATCGGCTCACTATTGGCTAATTGTTGCGCTCTTACTTTACCTACTTGAGTTGCACATTTGTTACCTTGTTCCTCGTTCAATCGAATACCACGTTTAGCGTTCTCTTTAGCGGCTTCGGGATAATCGGTGTACGATTCAAACTTTTTCTCTAAGTACGAGTAACAAATCGCAACTGCTTGGGCTTGTTCTTTACCCTCACCAATCAATACCGGTATGCAACGAGATATAAACTCTTCCTCCGATTCGTTTGGTTTTGGTTCGACAAAGGCTTGGTTAAATGCTACGAAGTCCTTTTGGATGGCAGGGGCTTCAACCAATGAGATAAAATCTATTCCGCTATCTTCATCGAATTCGTTGATGTCTAACTTATATACTGGTAATTTCATCTATATTAAATATTATTATTCTACAACTGATACACCTCTATTCATTCCTACTCTTTGTTGAGTACGTCTAATGTCACCCTCTAAGACATAAACTTTACCGCCTTGAGTGTCTTGTGGTAGGCTTGAACCTGTTACCATACTCGGAGTTGGAGTTGATATGTTTGGGTTTGCTGAACTTCCACCAATTCCACTTACTGATGCGTTTTTAGTTGACAATATCTGTTTGGCTTTTGCTACGTTTGCTAAAATTCGTGCGATACCTTGAGCATAATATGAAGCGGTAAATATGGGTGTTGCAGGTCCTGTAATCGCTGCCATTTGTGCAGATACGGTTGCAGCCTCTTTATTTAATGACGAAATAGCCATTCCCGTGTCGACTGCAATTTCAACCAATGCAATACCTTTTCTAACTTTTGCTAATTTGTCTTGGTTGTTTATAGTAATATCGGCTAATGCATTTAAACCATCAATTGTTGATTGTGCTATTTGTAGTTTAGCATCTCTTATTTGTTGGTCTGTTTGTATCTCATATTCTTTTTTCTTCTTATTTTTATCTTCTAACGCTTTTGCTTCTTTGGTTGCGTATAAAGCATTTACTTGCTCTAATCTTGCTAAGTGTAAATCTGTAAGTGCTGCAATTTCATCTTGATTATCACCTAATAATCTTTTTTGGTCTTCAAATTTCCGTTCTAATTCTTTAATTTCATCTAATCTTTGTTGCTCTAATATGCGTTTTGTGTTTTGAAATTCACGTTCTAATAATTCATTTTGATTTAATGCAGCCGCTTGTAATATTTTATATTGCTCACCTTGTG